AATAAAGTTGGATCAACAATATCAGCACATGAAACTGAAATAGTCAAGTTGATAACTTCCGGAAAAGTGGACACACCTAGGGCTCTTGACAGACTCCTTGTCTTAATCGAGAACCAAGGGTTGTCTACTTACTCAACACTAAAAGCTAATACGGAGACGAGTTTCATCAAGCTTTTTCGTGCTCAAGTAAGCTTTGCCTTTCAGACGTTTAATGCGTCTGTTGGGAAGATTTGGAATACCGAGTTACCTGATAAGGCTGTGGCGCAAGAGTTTGTTCTTAAGCGCCCGCTTTATAATGATATGACGCTAACGCAAGGCTGGGCGTCAATTTCTGTACTAGAAAAGAAGCGTATCGAGGCAGTTATTCGTAAGGGCGTGGCTGAAAGAAAGTCAGTTGAACAAATTGCATTAGAAGTGCGCAGAGGTAATGTTGTTAGTATTTCTGCTAGTCAATCGCGTGCTTTAGTTACTACTGCCATCACAAGTATTACAAACCAAGCTGACAACGCTGTATACGAAGCTAATAAAGGTGTTCTTGAGGGCTGGCAATACGTGTCTGTGCTTGACAGTAAGACAACGCCTGTATGTGTGTTCAGAGACGGTAAGGTTTACTCTGTTGACGAGACGCATATGTTGCCGCCTGCTCACTTTAGATGTCGCTCTCGTACGACGCCTGTATTTAAGTCGTGGGACAAGCTTGGGGAATCTGAAAGTTTGATGCAGATTCGTCGTAGAAACTTCGACAAGCTTTCACCTAAACAAAGAGCATTCTACGATGGCGCATTACCTGCTAGAGAGTCCTATGATATGTGGCTTCGTAGGCAGCCTAAGGAAATCCAGTTAAAGCATCTTGGAGATTATAAGGCTGTCAACTTGTTTAACTCTGGCGGTATGGAGGTTGAGAAGTTTGTAAATCCTACAGGCCGAGCAATCTCTATAACAGAGCTACAGCGAGCCACAGAAGACGCATACACCATGCCTGGCGATACTGTAAGGTTTGCCAATGCTAAAGCAAAGCTTGATGCTATGCACTTATGGGCTACTAGCCCTGATGACTTCAAGCAGAATAAGGAACTTCGCGATACGCTTAGGGACTATTACCTGTTACAAGCAGGTGAGCTTAACGGTACGCTCTCTATAACAAACTATCGAGGTACTCTTGTTCATGTGAAGAGAGCTATGCGTAATCGCGTGCTAAGCTCGCCTCCTAGAGAAGAACAGATTAAGTTCAACCCAACAACAAATCGCTATGAAGATGTAAGGCTTTATCAACCAAATCCTACAGTCTACTCTAATTCGATAAGACTGATCGACGAGTCAGAGGATCTTTCTGATTCTGACAAGGTATTCATTAAGAGCTTTGTTGAAGACTTGGACAGACGCATGAGCATCAATGAGCGTGCTGTTATTGCAGATAACCTTCGTATCGTGTTCGGTAGATACCGTAAAGATGGTACGCAGTGGTCTAATTTCAAGGCAGTAGCACAGTCTCAGATAAAGTTTGATGTAATGAACATATCTAGCGCTATTGAAACAAATATTCGTCGTGACTCTGATGTTCTTAAGCGCCTTGAGCAGTTAAATTATGTAGACCCAGTGCTTGGCCCAACTACTCTAGACGAGATTCATGACAACTTTATAGAGTTTATTCGTCGGCGTAATAATTGGGAAGACAAGACTGCTCCTAAAATTGCTGATCAAATGCGATCGATCTTTGATATCGTTATTGCAAAGAAGCATCCACTAATCTGGAATCGTCTAGAGGAACGTGATCTTCAAATGTTCTATTTGCGTCTTGTGAATAGACTCGCACTCTCCAACGGTGTTGATCGTGACCAGCTCGCTGTAGATATCGGTCGTGATTTGTACAACTCTGCCAACTACACGGGTTCGCGATACGAGTGGTACGAGATCGGTCTATCCGTCCTTAATACAAAGAAAGCTTCTAAGCTATTTGAATTAGAGACGTTTGGGGTACAAAAGCGCCGCATGAAGAGCAGATTAAGCGGCTCTTACTTCGGACCCTACTACGACACACTTTCAATGAATGTTCGCATTACTGATCCGCGAATACAAGAGTATATCAAGCTCCAAAGAAGTGTCGAGCTTGGCTTGCGAGTCAGCGTAACCGATCCTAAAAATAGGCTTGTATTCAGAAAAGGCTTTAAAACATACTTCGTAGATAGAGGGATACTTGGCTATGAAGATACAAGAATACCTATCACAAGCACAAGCAGCTTCAGCGATTTTCCTGAAGAGTTTGTGGACGACAGCTTGGTTGATGCCCTCAATTGGGCTTCAACTACAGAGTACCGGGTCGATCCTGACTACTATAATTTCGTAAAGAAATTGTTGTATTTCGAAGACGACAAAGGTAAAGCAAAGTATTACAACGATCTGAACGAGTACCGTCATTACATCAGTTCTCGAGGTGACACGTATGAACGCTTCAAAGCAATGGAGTGGCTTACTGCTAACAATCGTGCCTTTAGCAACCACGCTTTTATCGACCATCGTGCTCGTATTTATGACAGAGGCTTGATCTCTCCTCAATCAGGTGAGACGTTTAGACCCTTCCTCAACACAAAAGAGGAGAAGGCTTTTAGCCCTGAAGATTTCTTGAACCTGCAAGACCAAATAGGTGCTTTCCTGGGAGGTCTCAGTGACAAGCTAGAGGGCCGTTTTAACTCTCTCACAATTCCGGGTAGACAAAATATTGCACAGATGCATCGTGGTGAGCTTGTTAAGATTGGCAACCACATGCTACGTGCAAAACCTGCTGACATACGTGCTGTGCTTGACTCGCCTCTTACACATGGGATTGATGGCGAAGACATCGGTAAGTTCTATCGTTTCGCTATTGAAGCAGCAAAGATTGACAATTTTCTTAATGGAGACTACTCTTCAAAGAGTCTTGAACAGCTCACACGCTACAAGACGGCATTAGCTCTCGAGCAAGATGCTTCTTCGTCTGGTGCTCAGATAATTGCTTTAACAACAAGAAACAAACAGCTAGCTGAACTTAGTAATGTAGTTCCAACAACTCAAAAGAGGCGTTTGTATGACGAAATTACGTCGTCGACATTTGACGATCCACGCTTCAAAGTCATCAACCAAAAGCTCGGCCTTACAGAGAAAGATCTTAGAAAGGCCGCTAAAGCTCAGAATATGGTTACGTTCTATGGTGCAGGTGAGCGAACAGGTATCTTGAATGTTGAAGGTAAACTACAAAAGGTTCTATCAAAAGACTCTGGAACTCTCGTGGTGACAGCTTCTGATCGCGATACTGTTCTAAATGAAATATCAGCACAGATCGCTAGATACGAAAAGTTTGATGAGGCCACAGCGTTAGAGCTTAGAAAGCTTAGGGCTGATGTTAGAGATGTGTTTAATAAAGGTGTGGATCCTGGCTTAGACATCATGGAGCAGTTATGGTTCCTCCAACCACAAACTAAGGATCTCGTTGAGAAAATGACAAGGTCTTACGATCGTGTTGTTACACCTGAAGACTTCAAAGCAATAGCAAAAATAATGAGCGAGTACTTAGGTGTTCAAGTACCTATCTTAAAGGACTTTACTAGATACTTTGGTAGGCTTGCTCAAGATTTCATGACTACAGCCAAACCCTCCGATTCTGCAATGGATTGGAAAAGCATATTTAAAATCCAAGTTCGAGGCACTGATGAGGTAGGTAATAAAGCTCCTAAGTGGCTTGCAAGTTTGCTGGGTGTAAAACCTGGAGATCGTTTGCTTAGAAGTTTGCTATCCAGATTCTCATTCTGGCAACCTAGTGGCTTTCTTGAAGAAATGATTTATGGCGTACAGAGTCCTAAAGCACGACAAACTGGCGCCAAACTATATAAGCTGTCACTTGTTACGCCTGCAAAGCTAAGCTTGGAAAATCTTTCTAAAGGCAAGTTGCTTGACGAGACTACGCTTGTGGATATAGAACTGCTCTCAGCTAACAAACTACCTAAAAGCTGGACTAACGTACCTTGGGTAAATTTTGATGGTAAGACTATTGAGCAAAATTTCACACAATCGTTTGAAGAGCGCTTAAGCTACAAAAACGAGCAGGGTGAATGGGTCAATAACATCTTACAGGTGCCTCAGAAGACGTCTTCAAACTGGTGGGAGGAGTTGGCCAATAAAGGCGGTAAGTTCAATGATATTGGCGATGTGACCAAAGCTAGAACGGCTTTTGCTGTTAATGGAAATCACTCAAACGACGCTGTGATTGTTAAGAAGTTCCATCAATGGGGCAAGGCTAACGGTGTGCCTACATCTACGATTCACGATGCTTTCTTTGCAAATGCGGCTGATATGCTTAAAGCTAGAGAAGCTTTGAGAGGTATATACGCGGAAGTCATGCAAAAGAATGTCATTAAGATGACACTAGATGAAATGCGTGCTAGAGGTCTACCGAAAGAACTCTATGACAAATATTTAGATGAAGCCATCGACACAGGT